TCACCTCCTCTGCCTCTATTATAGTTGGCTCTGGCCCATGCATCACAATACCAACTACTGAAGGTCTCTCTACATCTTCATGGTTTTCTAATAATCCAGATGCTTTAGCTAGAGTTCTTAATACTGAAACTTTATCATGTAATTCTACTTCCAACTGAGGACCAGCCTTAGTCGGAGTAACTTTAATTTTTTTAATTGCTTTGATTGCTGCTTTAGGAATATTCTTTGGATCTTTAACATGGACATTGCCTTGATCATCCCAATAAACAATATCGTCAATCGATACTGTTGCAAGATCTATTAATTCTTGAGCAACATTTTCTTTGTTGTGTTCAATCACTTCGGATTTTTTTAACCTTCTCTGAACCACTCGAATACCACCGAAACGATCCAGAGGAGGTTTAACGATCCTTTTTTTAAAAGGGGATTTCGTCATCAAGGTCATTAGCTCTTTCTGCTGCTAAATTGACTGGCTCGTCAGATTTGGCTGCTGCCGATTGCTGATACTGGGGAATATTTCCCTGGCCAGATTTATCATTCTCAAACACTCTAAAAAATATAACAGCATCACCTTTGTTGTATTCCTTGGATGGATCCTTGTTATAAATTTTAATATCTAGAGCTCCAGGTACGGAGGTTCTTTGCTTAGTGTTTTTATCGTAGTTAGAACCTTCCCAAGTCTCAATGATATATTCACCCTCTGAAAGAGTTGTGGTTCTCATGAGCTTGAAAGTTCTGTTACTGTGTGTCGGTCCATTAGACATATGTTTCCTTTCAGTTATGTTTCCGATTTGTTTTCACTATAAACCATTAATGAAAATTCTGCAAAAAAATTGTGAGGATCCCCCCCATATAGATCTACGCACCGGGGGGGAAGGTATGCCCATTTTTTCTGCCCCACTTTTGTTCCTTTCTGCTGGAATTATAAAGTGTAAAGGTTCGTTTACCATTTATAAATTACCTTATCTTCTTCGCATTAGAGATCTTCTTAATCATTCTCTGTATCTCTTCTGCTTTATCAATAGGTGGAGGCCTTTTAAACAATGCGTGTTCAAAGAATATAATGCTTTTAGGACTGTCCTTATGATTGGTTCTTCTCCATAACAATATATCTTTAATCCTAGCTACAGCATAATCTGGATCTAGTCCTCTATCTGCAATCCAGGATTGTACAATTTCTAGTTGTTTCTGATTGTACTGAATGTGCTGTCCGAATATCTCTTCGGTTAGTCTTACAAACTTATTCATTATCATTTTACCTTTAAGGAATATATCATTGTTAAGTTTGTTGTTATGTAGTCCTTCTGAGTGAATATCTACATATTCCTTGGAGTGAATATCTACTTTATCTCCCCCTTTTACAGTAGGCTTTTCCTCTATCTTTGTATTCATTCTGAGTGAATATTTGGTATTGTCTCCCATCTTCGGTCCTTTTGGTATTTCTGGCTTTTCTTCATAAGATCTATCATTCACAGTAGCGATTGCAGCAGCATCCTCCTCGGTTACATCTGGATCAAAGACCATAAAGTATTTGTTACCTTTGAGCCCAGGATGTTTCTTAGCATATTTAATATATCCCATATCAATCAGTTTACGAATATGTTTACTGACTGTACTCTGAGACTTAATTCCTAAGACCTTTGCAATGGTAACTTGGTTGGGCCAACAGACACCTTGCCTTGAGGTATAATTACCTAAAGCACATAGAACCATAAAAGTTCTGGGATAGGTTTTAAATCGTATATCAGCCACAGCTCGTTGTGGAATGACACAGAAATGCCCAGGTGTTCTGCCGGTCCCGTAGTCTGCCTTGTCCTTATTTTTCGGAGCAGTAGCCATGCTTGATATTGTCTAACAGTTCTTTTTTAATCTTATTGTAATCAGCCCATAGAGCTAAACCTTCATCTGTTTTCATAGACCAAGACTTGGAGTTCTCAGCTTTAATCTTTTGATGATGGCAGACAGTTGTGTGATCTCTATCTCCACAAGATCTCGCAATGTGCGTAACACCATGTTTAGTTAAGTCTAAGCATAAGTTAATATACAAAGATCTAGCTTTCACTAATTCCTTATATTTTTTTTCCGATGTTATTTCTATTGGAGTGAAACTCGTGTGATTACAGACAGCCTCCATAATATCTTTTAGCCAAATTCTACCTTCAGCTTTCTCCGGGTAATAACTAATCTCTGACTTCTTGAGCTCTAGTTGGTCCTGGAGTATTGCTATTCTTTTCTCCAAGTTATCAATCTCAATCATCTTGATTTGTCTTGGACTGAGCCTGTGTAAATCATTGTTTGGTTCTGGTTTTTTTATAGGTTGAACCTTGCCTTCAATGTACTCGAAACCGATTGGTGGTCGCATTACATTATTTGGGATCTTTGCTGTCATTATCCTGGTCCTTTCTTAATTTGATTACTGTGCCTGGATTGTTTGGATCTTTCTTTTTTTGTTTAATGAGATCAGTCATGTAACTCAAAAGATACTCAACGAACCAATGAGCTTTGCCCATGTCCTCTCTTGCACCTTCAAGTGTTGGAACCTTCAATCCCATTCGGCAAGTGTATTTCATTATCGAACCTTTTAAGTATCCGATAAACTCAGCCTCAGTTAATTGAGATCTGATTGCCTCTATTGTTTCGATTGTTTTGTTTTTGTAGTGTGGTGGGTTGATATTATCTTTTGTCATCTGTAACTATTCCTCTTGCTGCATTGATCATCTTGTCTAATTGATCTTGCCTAATTTTAGGTCTGATCGCTATTCCCATTTCTAAAATTTCAGACACCAAAGTAGCCATAGGTATTCGTTCTATCTTGGCTTGATCCTGGAGTTTGTCTTTTAGGTCTTGGGAGATTTTCATGTAGAAGGGTGTTAATTGCTTGGTTTTTGCCATGTTTTCTCCTTGTTAAATATATCTTGCAAATATATCAGAAATATCTATATTAATAGGAGTACAGTTAGAGAACAATGAAAGGAAATATAAATATGAAACAAATAGTAGCTCTAGTACGAGTGAGTACAGATAAGCAAGATGTAAACAATCAAAAGTTTGCTATCGAAAAGAAATATACAGATCAAGAAATTATTTGGTTTGAAGAACCTGGTGTTTCTGGTGCTAAGAAATTTCAAAACAGACCGGTGCTGCAAGATGCAATCCGAACAGCTAAGAAATTAAAATGTCCATTGGTTGTTTATTCTTTATCAAGACTTGGCCGTACATATGAAGTTGGTCAGTTCTTAGAGACAACTAACATTACAGTTGATGTATTGGATACTCCAAACTTAGATGATGCAATCGCTGGGTTCCATGTTGCAATCAATAGACTTGAAAGAATTAATATTTCAAATCGTACCAAGGCTGCACTTGCTAGATTAAAATCAGAAGGCAAGTTGTTAGGCAATCGTACTAACTTAGATGTAGTTAGAGTTAGAGGTCATGAAACTTCTAAAGCTAATGCAAATCAGTACGCAAAAAATATTTCAGAAATTATTTCTGGCATCAGAGCTACAGGCATCAGTACATTGTCTGGTTTAGCTAATGCTTTAAATGATCGTGGTGTTAAAACTTACCAGGACAAAGTTTGGTACCCGACAACAGTAAAAAATGTCCTAGAAAGAGTGGGAGTATAATGGATAAAGAAACATTAGTTAACTTAGTTAATCAAGGTATCGAGCATGAAAAATCAAAATATCCTAATTGGGATGATAAAAAAGATATGATTAAAGTTGAGATTAAGTTTGAAGGTCAATCTTTAAAATTATTTTTTTCAAAAAAAGATAAACAAGGAGGTAAATAATGTGGTCTTATATTGTTCATGTATTAAAGAAACAGTTCATGACTAAAGTGAACACAGAAGATAAACAATATGTTTACAAGGAACCAATGAGCATAAAAGAAATCTTAATTGGAATTGCAGAAGGTTTAGCATTCTTATTTTTTTTAGGATCCTTAATCTTAGCTGTTACCCTTGGCTGTGTCATGATTGATAAGTGTTATTATTTTTATGTACCAGGAGGATTTTAATATGAAAGATAGTGGTAGAAAAACTTCTTACAAAAGAAAAGAATTAGGTGCGAGTGTGATCGGTGCATTGATCCCTGGCATAAAAAGTTTCAAAACCCCAAATGAGGTTTTGGAAGATGCTCTAAATGAGTATCAAGGAAAGGAGGCTAAGAATGACTTAGCTAACAATCCAAAGGTTAAGGCTGGAATAACATTAGAACCAGCAATAACCAAAATGTTTGTCAATGAATTACAAACGATTGCCACAGAGCAAAAGGTCAAGTTCAAAATATCCGTTCCGGGTGAGGCCAACTTGTATTCATTAGACAATGGTAAACTCGGCAGTTCTTTAGATAATCTTTTGACTATATCAAATGGAAATCTTGAGATTACTGATCACAATAATTTTTTAGCCGTCTTGAGCAAGAGTGGTCCAGTAGAAATCAAGAATTTTTCTGGAGCTGCCGATGAACCAGTTTATCCTTCTTACATTTATCAGTTACAACAGCAGATGCTTTGTACTGGTAGTACCTGGGGTATACTTGTTCGATTAGTAAAGGGCTGGGAGTTACAATGGTTTATTTACGAAAGAAATAATAACATCGTTACTGACATCATTAATGCTGCTACAGATTTTTGGAATAGGTTCGATGGTATATTACAAGGTAAAGACTATTGGTATCCACCAGAAACTACTGAAGAGGCAACTAAGATCTTTAAAGGTAATGGAATAAAAGATCCAGTAGTTATGGATGGTAATAATGAATTGGGTAAGTGGATTGATCAGTACAATGATGCTAACACAATTATAAAATTAAATACTGAAAAAAAAGATGAGGCATCAAAGTTAATAAAAGAAATCATGAAAGAGAATGAAGTTATTTCTTGGAATGGTTTCATAGTCAATCACACCACAATGACTAGAAAGAAAACTAAAATGGTAGAAGTACCAGGTGCTGATCCTATTATTACAAGGAGGTTCAGCATAAAGGATGTCCGATGAATATAACTTTCAATGGTTCAATGCTTATATCACAGCTCGTAAGTACACAGCTAAGATGCTGCGTGAAAAGATCTTACAAAAGACTGGTCATGATATTGAGCAACAGTTCCTGGAAGAGATCATCGAAATTATGGGCCAAACAGCATATGAGTTTATGCGTTTGCAACAACAAGTGTTCACAATCAATGTCGTAAAGGAGGACAATTTAAATGACACAACAAGAAACGAAGGAGAAGATGACGATGACGAACCAACACAACACTAAAAATATTATTGATGCTTTGTCTAAGTTTCAAGAGGAAGGTATTAAAGCAGTTAAAGATGGTACAAATCCATTCTTTAAATCTACATACGCAACTCTTGAAGATGTAATCAAGGCTGCCAATGAGGGTGCTAAGTATGGATTAGCATTTACTCAATGTGTAGATTTTGAAAAAGATATTATTGCAGATAAGGTAGTTCCTACAATGTATGTAAGGACCAGCTTAATGCATAAAGCAAGTGATACTATTATTACTTCTAGGTATCCAATCATACCAAAAAATCACAAGTATGATGATAGCCAATCTTTAGGTTCTGCTATTACTTATGCTAAGAGATATGCTCTCCAGGCAATCTATGGATTACCTAGTGAGGATGATGATGGTAATAATAATACTCATAATGAAACAGTAAATGCAGAGCAAAAAAGAAAGATGACTGTGTTTGCTAACACAATAAAACAATCAGTTAATCAAACAATGCAAAGCAAAGATATGAGTGATGCAGAAAAAATTCACGATCTTATTTCTTTAGAAAAAGAAAACAAACCAGCATTGGAAAAGTTATTAACTTTAGATAAAGGTCAATGGGATATGTTAATGAATTATATTGTTGACGCAAAAAAGAAATTAGGAGGCAAAGGTAATGACACTAATGCTAACTAAGAAACAACTAGGTGTGTTTGATTTTATTTTAGAGTACATAAAAAATAATCGAGTACCACCTACTGTAAGGGAGATAGCTAAAGACTATGGCTGCGTTCATAGTAATGTCCATAGAATGTTGAGGCTATTAGAAAGAGATGGATACATTAAAGTGCATCCAGCTAAACCAAGAGGAATAGAGGTATTGAGAGATGGCTAAAGTCTACAAATCTCGGTTCAGTAAATGGTTTGTAAAAGAGCTCATTAAAGCATTTGATGGGGAGCATGATGTCGTTGTGATTACATTTGATGAACACGATGATCAAGGGCATCCTCATCAAAAGTTTTATTCTGCTGATAATATTGATTTAGAAGTTATGCATAAGACAGCTACTATTGATATTAGACCATACGAAGAATACTGGATTGATAAGCATAAAGATAAAATAGAAATTGAGTTGTTGAAAAAACCAGTAGAGAATAGTACTGGTAATTAATGAAAACTTTTATTTATGTTATTTACATTTGTGTAACGCAAATGGACTGTACTTACATGGTAGCTCCTTATGAATTTTTATCCTGGGATAGCTGCATGGAATACAAAGATATAAATGATCAAAGAGTTTTAGATATTTACAAAGATAATAATATAAATCCTAATTTATTTTTCTCTAAATGCCATGAAGTAGGTACATCTTTAGAGACCAAACAAAGTACTTTACCTTTAAACCGATTTTAAGAGCCGTACAGAGCAATCTTTATTTGAATGATAAATGTATTAGCTTATGCTTTAAGCATAGCTCTACGGGCAGTTTTGATGGCTTTCTGTGAGCATTTATCAAAGACTTCCATTGGATATACATTTCTATCTCCATACCCTGGATCATCTATAGAATAAGAAGAGAAAGTCCTAACATATTCTTTACCATCCTCTTCGAATACATCATACAAGTATGCCTCAGTAATTATTGTAGCACATTTAAGTTTATTAAAATCTGTATCACCTTCAAGAGTTGAGTTCCCAACAATATCAACCCAGGTTAATTTTAGGAAAAAATATTTTTGGTTATTGATAGTAACTGATTTCATACTCTACCCTGGCCTCGATACTTTTTTCTTGTTGAGCTTTTGTTTGGTGACTTACTGTGTCTACCTTTTCTTTTCCTTGGCTTTAACCTTGGAACAAAATCAGTAAACTTTTGTTTGGCCATTACACCAATACTCCAGTCCAACGACCATGCTTGTCCATCTGCATTGGATAGATGACTGGCTGTCCATTGATCACAGCTCCAGTAGAAATAATAAATCTCATTCTAAAGTTACGAGAATATTGGAAGGCAAGGCTAGATTGTTTTGTGAGACATCCGACCTGGAGGGACCACACTAAACTATCTGGATTGCTAAAATATTGTATAGCTGCCTTCGAATGGAAGTGACCTTGAATAGTATGTTTGCCGTATTGGAGACTGAGCTTGAGGCCGTCTGCTGCCATACCATGAGTAGCAAAAACTTCTGTACCATCTGACAATGGAATATTAATATCATCTACCCATTTCCATCCTGGTCCTACTTCTAAAAATTCATTGTAGTTTCTAAGGTAAGCTCTAGGCATTCCATGTTTAAGAGCTCTTCTGTATATTAATGATGAGTGATTAGAGTGTAGCAATGTCATCTCCGGAAATATTTTTTCCAGGTCATGCATTACTTTCTTTGCCATCTTTAATTCATCACCGGCTGATGGAAGATCGGGATCGCTTTCCCACATTGACAATGCGTGGGCATCACATTCATCACCCACATTCAGAACAAAGTCTGGTTTAATCTTTTTCTTAATCGCTTTCAAAAACTCCAGGGCATCGGGATGCTGCCAGGGTGCGTGTAAATCTGAGATCACTAGGACCGATGAATAACCTTTAGCCATAAAATTCGTCTTTAACCCATTGCTCTACATCGAACCCAGGACAGTTTGGTTTGTTAGGTTCAACATCACAATGGCCGATAATTTTCAAATCATCTCCATACATATCTTTAGTTGTATTGATTAGATTATGCAAGGTAATAAATTGTGCATCAGTAAAGTTATCTCCTCTACCAACAAGACAGATCCCAATGCTTGATGCATTCACAGCTACAGCATGAGCTCCTTGCATATTAATATCTCGACCTGGTTCTAACTTTCCAGA